ACACTAAAGATGTATCGCTGGGTTCGTGCGGTACGATGAACTGTGTTAACCCTGTAGTAGAGCTATAGTTCTCAGTGACCCCTGTTGTAAAAGCAGACCCTCCTGATGAGACTCTTATTTGTAAAGGATGACTACTTACATTTGCTGTATTATCAATCAAATAAGTATGTCCTTTATAAAAAGTAAAGTTTGGGTTGTTTCCAGATGTAGCTCCGGGGCCAGTAAATGTAAATGCGGACGATCCGTTTACACCCGCAGTATATTTAGTCACAGGTCCAGTTGTCTCATCATTTAATCTAACCCATGCGGCAGCGTGTGCGAAGTACAACCCTCCCGTCGCGTGAACGTGCGCCACTGCGCCATGATATGTTCCCGCACTAGGTAAGTCGCTAAGATTTGCATAATAAAACACAATTCTGTTTGCACCAGAACTTACATCTATAATCCCATCAGAATTTATTATGTCCGTTAGTGTTGTGCCGTTTCCTAAAGCTGCATATACTTCATTAAAATTATCATTAATTTTATCTGCGCCTGCACGAAGAGTATCTCCTGCTCCATCGTTAGCCGATGATCCTATGCCTACTGCTTGCTTTGCCATGTCTTATCCCTCGTCAAATGTTTTTGTGGTGGAATCTAATTTTACAGATGTACTATCAAATCTTGAAGCTGTTGAGCTACCAGAAATAATTGTAACAGCACCAACAGAAGCCGTCGCGGAAGCACCTGTTAAAAACGCGGTATCTAGTGTCGTAACAGAGCCAACAGAAGCCGTCGCGAAAAACCCTCTTAAAACCGCTATTGGACTTGCATCAGGTATTTCTACCGTAACAACTCCTACAAAACCAAAAGCCCGTGTGGGTCTGGGCTGCGGTTCTTCTACTAAAGGAATACCAACGTAAACTTCTAAGGTCTCTTTTCTATCCGGACGCGCATCTTTGAGGGACTCGGGATCCGACACTTTACGAAACGGACCTAGTTGAGGCTGTTTAGACTCAAACTCATCCCGACCAACAAGCAGACCGTTCCACTCTTTGCGCATGTCTCTATACCGATACCGGAACCCGGATCGGTCAGAAATTGCGTAAGAGTTTCTACCTGTTGCAAATTTGCTCATCAACCCACCCTGTAATAATCGTATTTTGGAACAACGTTAAACGATGCCCGGTCACGATCCTCAGTCATAGCGCGTTCAAACTCTTCTTCGTACATAGCCTTTAAAAGTTGAACCCTTTGAGGGGCCCGCTTTACAGCAATATAATAAGCCAATCCCGCAGCCAAGCACGGGTAAAACCTAAAGGGCATATCCACAGTGTTTATAAAGGTGTCCGCATCATCCATCCGCGTAAGAGCGTTATAATAAATAACGTCTGTACTGTTTTCTGGAACGGGCCAAACCTTTAGACTTGGAGTAACCTGACGATCTAAAAAGAACTGGTTTGGACGGCTCTCAGTAGTTTTATTTGGAATACTAAGATAGTCGTCACGGCTTAACCTAGATAACGAAAAGTCCGTACCGTCACGTTGAACCACCATAGAAAGAATATCAATAACATCCGCGCCCAAAGCATAAACCCCAGTGCCTTCAACCAAGGCAAGTGTACGCTGTGAAATAGTCCACTGGTTTAAACCGCGGTTGGCCCATTCTGCTAACATAAGGTTTAAAGATCGTTTGGCCGATTTAAGGTCGTAACCAGTTCGCACCTCTAAGCCACAACGCTCAAACGCTTCTTCAATATATTCAGCTACATCAAGTTCAAAATCTACGCTATTAGAAACTGCCATCTCATTCCTCGCTGTAAATATTGTCGAATATTTGAGTTACATCTAATGTATAGTCTAAATCAGATTTAGAATAATGTACATGCTGAGAAGGTTTGAAGTCTGGAGCGCCTTCCCCGGTTTCAAACCACGCAGGGTGAGTTACTCGCACACGATTGTTAGGTAACGCAACAATATTACCCGTCCACTCGCCCGCGTCTAGTAACTGCATTACATGAGCCTGTTTGTGTTGAGCGGGGTCATCTGCAACGTCGGTGTCGGTATAATCAACCGTAAACATATACTTTGCTGGAAAGAATTTTCCGTCTATCTTCGCCATCCAAGGGCAAGGAGTAGCTCTTTCTAAAGTATACACCGCATGTGTATGTGAAGGACAATCCCAAGGTTGAGTCTCGTGTACCGCCATAGGCTTGGGCCACTCTTCGAAAGACTCATCTGCAACCAAGGCCGTTATAGGCATACGAGCCCACATTGCACCACCGTGAACATTAGCATCGCCGTCCTCATCAGCTTCGCAACCCGTAAAGATTACTTGAAAGCTTAAACAACGGTTGGGCATTGTTGTTACGGCAATGACCATAGCGTGAAGGAACTCGCCGTGATAACGCTCATGATTGACCGTAAATTCACGACGAACCCAACACTTAAAGTGCGGTATATTACTTTGTAAAAAAGGCATTTATTTACTTTTTCTTTCTTTTAACTACGCCGCCTTTAGCAAAGCCTTTTTTCTTCATCATCGCGCCGCCTTTAGCAAAGCCTTTTTTCTTCATCATCGCGCCGCCAGCTTTTTTCTTCATAACGCCACCAGCGGCTTTCTTTGCCACAACAGGCTTCTTCTTTGCCACCCCACCTTTAGCGTAGCCTTTTTTCTTCATCATCGCTCCGCCTTTAGCGTAGCCTTTTTTCTTCATCTTTTTCATGAAACAGATCCTTTTGTTCGTTTGCGTTTACTGGTTAATACTTTTCCACAACCTCTAGCTACCACAGTTCCGGGAATTTTCTTACCATTAAAAGGTCTTTTTGCTCTTGTTGCAGAAGGATCACCCCCTCTAGACATACTTGTAACGGTAGCAGCCTTTGTGTTTTTTACAACCTGTTGGCCTTTTGAGCCTGCACGTTTCTTCTTTGCAGCAGTTGCGCGGCGCTCTTCTTTAGAAAGAGACATAGCTTTGCTTTTAGGTAAACATCGGTCAGGGTTTTTCTTGTCTTTAGAAGTGCCGCAAGGTCCCTTAATAGACCCGTCAGAGCCTATTCGAACCCAGTTCTGTTCGCGCCATTTCTTTAGCTCGCCCATTTAACTTTTCTTTCTAGGAGAACGCAGCATTGTTTTTAGGGTTTTTGCTTGTCCAGCATGAAGCTTTGAAGCTTTTTTCAACCCCTTCACAACCTTCTTAACTTTTGTATTGTTACGTTTACTTAACATTAGCCTCCCTTTCTTTTACTTTTCTTAGCATAATTTGGGTCTTTACAATATTTAGACGCCGCCATGTTTGCATACGCAGAAGGGTATGTATCAAAAGTTCTCTTGGCCCACGCTTTTCCAGAAGGACATATTTTACTGCCCTTAGACTTTTTTGAAGCTTCTCCACCGTTTCTAAAATAACTCAAGCCTCTGGGCATAGCGACTTTTTTGCGAGGAGAAGTAGTGATTTGTTTGTTCATTTGACCACGGCTTATTGTCATATTAACACTTCCATCTTTTACGAGCTTGGCGCAAACGACTGTTAGGATCTTTTGCAGCCTCTGGAAACTTTTTCATCTGGCCCAAAGAACGGGCGCAATAAGACTTGCGGCGCTTGGCATCTTTACTTCCGGCCTTAACCTTACCAGTAACCGCGGTCTTCAGTTTAGATCCGGGGTTCTTTTTTCGGTGAGCCTCAACGCCCTTCTTAGTCATTCCCGCCCCAGATTTAGTGGGACGGTAATTAGTCTTGTTTCTTTTTATCGGCTTATCTTTGCTCAAGAAAAACTCCTACGCGTGGTAGAACATCATAAGATCAAACTGCCCGATAACGAATGTAACAAAGCAACCGTCTTTAAACAGTACGCCCTCATCAGGCATAAACGGGTCGTCAGAAGCGTTGTCCGTCCCAATAGAGCGAAACTGAATTAGTTCTGTGCCCGTAACACCACCGTTCCGTAAGTTAGCTTTTCCAGCGGTCCCGCCAGAATAAAAAGAAAACCCTTGCAAACGAGTGCGTCCCGCGAAGATTACGTCTGCCGCATTAGCATTAATACCTGCGGTTACGTTGCCAGCGGGGTCCCCAACTGCGGTTATGCTTGTAATTGTTTTAAAATATCCAGCGCTAGTTGCGGTTCCATCGTCGGCCCCTGTAAGGCTTTCAGTAAGAGAAGCGCCGTTTACATCAGTCCCTACTATGGTAAACGAAATACCGTCATCGTCGCCTGCGGACAAGATTGTTACCTGTCTGCCTGAAGCGTTTGTAACGCTACCGCCAGAAGCCAATGCCCCGTTAATTGTTAATGCGGCGTTGTTACCAACGGCGGCTATCGTTGAAACACCGTTTGGGTCTGCCGCCACCTCATCGCTGATGATGACTGGGGTTACGTCTGATCCTGCCATATTAATCTCCTATAATAAAAGGTGGGGCGTTAACCCCACCAAATTAATAATCACGCAATCTGAACGTACTCAATGATAAATGTGAACGATCCTGCTGTTGTCGCATTAACGGTATTAGTGATGTTGCAGAAGATAGTTCTTTCAGCGTCTGTATACTGAACAGAGGCTGGGGCTGTCGTGCCATCTTGCGTCTGAAGAACTAATGCAGTCACCGTTACGTTGTGTACAACAACGGTTGTACCAGCATCCAAGATTTCGTCTGCCTGAGTCGCAACAATTTGTGAGCCAGAAGACGATGTACCAACTTCGTATCCAATGTCACCACTTCCAATAACTGGAGCAACGTCACAAAAAATCTTAATGTTAGTGATGATTGTATCGGCGGGTTGTGTAAACTCACCAATCGTGGGGCTGTCGCCTGCGGTTGTGTTTACTGTAACTCCAGATGCAAAGCCAACGTGCTTTACGAATTTGTTTGTTACAATGCCTGTTGAAGCCGTGTTCGCTACAGTTGTAAAAGCACCAGTTGTTGCATTTCTAGAAACAACCTGAAAGCCGCCTTCTGAACGCACTGGTCCGCTAAATGTAGAATTACCCATGAGAATCTCCTGTCAGGGTTAAGTCAGCCGCAAAATACGACTGTCAGGGATAATCACATGTTACATTAGCGTTGGACAAAAAGAAAGGGGCAACCTAGGCTGCCCCTCCTTTTGCCAATATGACGTGCTTTACGCTGCGCCGGGAGTTCCAAATACGGAACGCCAGTCGCTTACGCCAAAGGAGTAACGCTCACGAGCCTTAAACCGCATATTACCAGTATCAAAATCGCCTTCCATGGCAGTTTTAATTGCTGAACGGTTAAAGAACTTAAAGCCGTTTGGAGCATCAGTCTTAATGAAGAAAGCATCTGTGTCAGTCAGGAAGTGGTTAACCACCGCACCTTCTGGCAACATGCCCATGTTCTTCATTGCGTTGTTGTCATTGTCTGAAGTACCGCTACGCAGATTGGAGTTTAAAACCCGCTCTGCAATAAACTGCAATTCTTTTGGAATGATAAGTTTCGTTCCACGAACTGCAATTTTAAGACCGCGCTCATCAGTAAATCCTGCAACATCAATCAACATCTGCTCCAAGGAGGTTTCGTTGAGGTCTGCCGCAGTGGCGAGAAGGTTGGTCTGGTTGCCGGACAAAGACGGATGCGAAGCTGAACAAAGTGCTGCGCCATCACCAAGAGCGTTGCCGCCCGTAGCAGAGAACGCGTTGTTCAAGATCGCAGCAGCTTTAATCTGCTTTGTTTGAGCCATCGAACGAGCAAGTGCTTTCGTATAACGGGAAGCAAGACGATCATAGAGATTGTCCTCAATAGCTTCTTCGGTAATTGAAAACGCAAGTGCGATAGTTTCGTGAGTGTAACGAGCAGTGTATGTTTCACGAGCATCATCAAACGAGATGGCAGTGCCTTCTCCTTTAAGTGGTGCTGCTGCAAAACCACCGAGCATAACTTCCTCCTCAAAAGCTCGGTCTGAGCTTTCTTCATCGAAGATTTCGCCATGTTCGTTCTCGTAACGATCGTATTCAAGCCCAAATAAAGCATTTAGGCCGGGTTCTAGCTCTGCCGCTAGTTGTGCGCGAGAAATAGCCATATTCTATATCCCTTCCTTAAATGCCAGTTGTTGCGTAAGTACCAACAGCGATAGTATTACCGTTGTTGAAGTGACCGTTTAGACGAACAATATATTGATGACCTAAAGCAGCATAATCTTCGTTTGAAGGATCATTATAAAGACCTACAATCCGAACATCCAACGTGTTAGTTGTTGCTGCCGTACTAATGTCCAGCATGTCAGAAGACATTCCGGTATTAGTGCTGCCACCGCCTACTGCTGCCATATTACAGTTGATGAACACATCAAGCTGGGCTGTCGCTCTGCTTGTATTTGTTCCGTCCGCGGCTACTACAAATAGCTGAAACGGGTCGTCATATACAGACGCCAGTATCGGGAAATTTGTGTCAACGCTGACGCTGTTAGAACCGGGCCAGTAGTTTAGGAAGGTTCGCTTCTTAGTAGTAGAGTCTACGTATTCGACTCCAGCCATTACACCAAGCGGAGCAACCGCTTGATCGGTCAATATTATTGTTCCAGTGTTTACTGGAATAACAATACCACCGTTAAAAATGGCAGTTGAGTAGTCACTTTTTATCTCATACTGAGTAATACCAGTTGAGTTAACGTTTCCACCAACTTTACTAATAGGACGAAGACCATAGCCACCTGTTAGTGTATTAGCCATATCTTAGCTCCATATGTAAAAAGACGGCCTATTTTCCAGAGCCGCCAAAGGTTACGCGAGATTGACGGTCAGGGTTACTGATCGTCATAGTTGAGTGTGCGTTCTCCCGCATCATGTCAGAATCCACCGCTTCCATCTGGTCTGTATTGCGCTTGGCAAAATAGGCCGTCCGTTCAGCGATTGTTTCAACAGGGATACGAGCAAGCATTAAACCGCCAACTCCAAAGACACCTTCATATTTACCTGTTTCGACTACCGGGGATTCAAAGTCGGGGTATTCATCCTGACGGACAAGTTCCCAACCTTCGCGCATTTTAGCGCTGATGTTTTTCCGATCATCAAACCCACGCGTTTCGGCGCGAATCCAACGATGTTTATAACCATCCGGTGCAGGCGGTGCATCTAGCATAGACGGGGGAGCCCACGGCTTACGCGCAGCCGTCTTCTCCCTAGTTTTGTTTGCGTGAGGCGTTCGATCAATTTTGTTCTCTGACATAGTTCTAATCCTTCACGTATTTTGCGTATTCAGTTAGCGGCACACCCAATTTTTTCGCGATAGCGACTTGGCTCGGAGTGAGTCGAACCTTTTTCCCACTGCTGCGCCCAGATGTTTGTCTTGAAACCCCAGCAACCGTCTGGACGGCACGTCTGCTAGTGTTGTTTGAGGTCGTATTAAACTTACTGCTAATGCGACTGTCTAGTTCATTATAGTAGTCATCGCTCTTCGGGTCAAACCCTTCTTCCTCTACAAGGGTTTTATGGATGCCAAACGCGGCGTAGGTCATAGCATCGTCTTGACCAAACCATTCGTTTTTCTCTGCCCAAGACTCGGCTTTACGATCTGGACGGCGCATTTCCTGCTGTTGTGGCTGCTGCTGTTGTTGCGGCTGCTGTTGCGCACGTTGAGCGTTTGCACGTTCTTGTTGCATCTTTGCCTGAGAAGCACGGTCATTTTCAATCGAAAGAGACGTTAGCTTACGGTTTGCCTCAACGGCTGCTTGGCTGTCACCCATCTCCATAGCACGAGCATACTCTTGCTCCGCTTGGGTTAATTGAGTGTTAACTCGGTTTGTATACTCGTTAACGTAACTCGTATCCAAGTTAGCCATGCGGCTTTTAAGTTGTTGAGATTCACCTTGAACCTGCTTTGCAAAGTTTAAAGCCTCGCTTTCACGGCGCTCTGCCTCACGCATCTTTTTAGTAAGTCGGTCAATGCGCTTCTGTGTTGCATTTTCGGCACGATCAAAAGAGTCATCTTCTGAAACAGGGGCCTCAGTTAAAACTTCAACATCAACAGGTCCGGTATCTTCGGCATCTAAATCAAGTTCTATTTGGTTTACTTCAGTCATTTTTTACTCCTAGAAATGTAAAACATCTTCGGGACTTTGGATCGTGGCCAAAATCTCGTCGTCGTTAAGAATACGAACCTCTCCACCGTCAATCCGGAAACGAGAGCCAGCGTACCGGGCAAACATTACCCAATCACCTTTCGCGCACCACGGTCCATGCGGAAACTTATCCGTGTCCTGATACGCTAATTCACCGACCTTTAGGACGTATCCTACTTGGGTGGAGACCGCATTTTCCTCAACAACTTGGTTGGGAAGATATATGCCGCCTTCTGTCTGACCCTTGCCGCGGTACGGAAGAATCAACAGTCGCCAACCAGTTGGGCCGGGCATTCTTTCTAAGAGACTTTCCCCGATTTTTTCGGGATCCAGCACTTTTTCTTTTCCGAGACCTGCAACGGCCTCTTTTGCTGCTTTCAAGTTTACTGTTTGCGCTTTAGTCATTACTACGCTCCTGTTTATCTAGCAGGCCCTTGAGTTCCTGTTCCACATGATTTAGGGAGTCTAAATTCCCCATAAGCTCACGATATTGCTCCTGCGACTTCACATTGCCGTATTGCATTTGGTCAACAATGTTCTGTCGTCTTTCTCGTACCATACGGAAAACTGCTTCCGCAATAAATATCTCATCCATTCTTATAAAATCCCAGTTTATCTGATACGCAGATTACTATAATTTATTAGAAAGGCAATAGAGATTTAAACCATAAGCTCAAAATGCGGCCCATCAATGAACGGTCTACGACCTTGTGTCCTGCGCTCATCAATATAACTGTTCATGGCATCTTCCATAGTCCCGCCGTGAAACTGAGCTACGTTTGATATGTTCCAAGCTGCGCCCCAACGAATAGGAACGTCTACTTCCCTAGCAGCTTCAGCCATAGCATCCGCAATATCATCATATAGATTTAGTTCCCAAGAGCCCCGGGAGCCAATATACGCCATTAGGTCTACGGCATAGCCCTGCAAGTGTTTACTTTTCATAGTTTGAGAAGCACCAGCCGCGACAAGCTTGGTCTGCTCTTCTAGCGTTCTCATGCCGCAGATCACACCAAAATCTATTTTTGTTTTGTGAATGGCTGATTTAACAACCGCGATAAGACGTGGGTCTAAACCCTCCAGCTTTGCTTCGCTTTTCGCGCTTAATTTAAAAGTCATTTTTCTATCCTTACAATTAAACAAGCAACGGCCATATTGTTACTTGTTACCATAACCTTCGCCTGCTCCTTATACAGTTCACATACAGTTCTACTCTCAAAGCTGTTTAATTGAAAGTATTGCAAAGGCGTCCCCACAACGAACTGCATCCAGACCAACACCCACATTACTTAGGCTTTGTTTTATAGGTTCGTTTTTTAGGTTTGTTTTTAGAACCTTTGGGTCGTCCGCGTTTGGACGGGGACTTCTTTCCCGTCAACAACATCCACCAGTAAGAGAACAATAACCATTTCATTTTATAAACTCCTTACTTAGTTAACCCAGACTTCTTTTCATAAGTTCTTAAACCACCAATACCAAGCATCCCAAGTAGCACGGTCATAAGAGAACCCATGTCAAACTCAGGCAGAGGCGGGATCTCTGCACCAGAAAGTGTCACTACAAATATAATCAGGGGGCAGAGGATGAAGTGGTACAGTAAAGAAAACCCACAAATCCATCCAACAAAGGGACGCCAGCCGCCCTTGAACAAGCTGCCCGACGCCGCTTCTGCCTTGTTAATCTCTAACTGAGCAAGCAAGGCCTGTTGGGCATGGTTGTCAGACATTGTTGCAATCTCATGTGCCAGCTTGGCTTTCATGTCAGAGTCAGGAATTACTTTATCTAAGATCCCTGTAACTGGTCCTATTAAGCTAGATAATAAACTCATTTTTCCATCGCCCTTTCGTCGTAAGAAACAGAAGCTTTTTTGTTGTCTGCTTTTGCAGAGTAGGCGTTGAAGCCCATAAAAGCAGCAACAACTCCGCTGGCCGCAATGACGTATACACTAGCTATATCTGTTATAAGAGAAGCCGCTTTGTCAAATCCCAGCACAGACGCCAACAGGATAATAAACGGGTAAATCAACATTCCTGCTAGTGCGAACCCTGTATAGCGCCGTTCAGCGTTCCGCTTCAGGTCTTCGTCATCTATACGCTTTCGCCTGTCATCTAACTCAAGCAAAGCCCATTCATTTCTTTCGATGGCCCCGCTGTTATTTACATCCGCCCGTGTAAATTCATCCATTACCTATTACTCCCTGCCCACAATGCCGCGCCCCAAATCAGACCGCCTGTACCCGCCGCGATTAAAAGACCAATAGAAACTATAGAAATAATCCAGAAGATCTTGTCGCGTTTGTCAGCTTGTTCTTCAAGAGCCCGC